GGGATTAGAACGTGTGCAAAATTTTTAGATGGACAAACCCTAGCTGATCCATATGCAACTGAACCAACAGATACTTTTATTGTTGATAGAAAGGCTAGTGAAAATAAAAATTTAGTTTCCTTTGAATTAAGTACACAAGTTGATAGACCTAATCAATATGTACCAAAAAGACAATTATTAGGTAATTGCTGTCAATGGCAATATAGAAGTACTGAATGTAGTTATACAGGTAATAATTATTTTGACAAGGATGACAATGTAGTTAGTACTTTGGCTGTTGATGTATGCGGTAAAAGATTATCTAGTTGTAAAAAAAGATTTGGTGATAATAACCCTTTACCTTTTGGTTCATTTCCTACAGCAGGTAAAACACAATGAAATTAAGCGAAAATATAAAAAAATTAGCATTACAACACGCTAAAGAAGAAAGTCCTAGAGAAAGTGTTGGTTTGGTACATATCGTTAAAGGTAAAGAAAGGTATTACAAATGCAATAACTTAGCGGAAACACCAGATGAACATTTTGTATTAGATCCAGATAATTATGAAAAAGCAGAAAAACAAGGAGAAATAATTGCTTTAATACATTCACATCCGACAACCCACCATAACCCTAGCCCTGCAGACCTTGTAGCGTGTGAAAAGTCTGGTTTGCATTGGTTTGTTGTTAATCCTAAAACAGAACTTTGGGGTAGCTGTAAACCTTCTGGTTATGAATTGCCTTATGTTGGAAGGAGCTTTTTTCATGGGGTGGTGGATTGCTATACCCTAGTGAGAGATTTTTATAAAAAGGAATTTAAAATACAATTAAATGATTATTTCAGAAGAGATAAATGGTGGGATAAAGGCGAAAATATGTATTTAGATAATTTTAAAAATGAAGGGTTCTATGAAATTCCTATAAAAGAGATACAATATGGATGCGTAGTATTAATGCACTTAGAAAGTGATGTACCAAATCATGCAGGTATTTATTTGGGTGACAATGTTGTATTACATCATGTACAAGGCAGATTATCCAGCAGAGATATATATGGAGGTTATTACATACAATCCACAGCAAAAATATTAAAACATGAAAAAAACAATTAAAGTTTACGGACAATTAAAAAAATTTTTAGGTCAAGGTACATTTGAATTAGATGTAGCTAATGCAAGTCAAGCTATAAAAGCTTTATGTGTAAATTTTAAAGGTTTAGAAAAATGGTTTATAGACAATGATAAAAATGGTGTTTCTTATAAAGTTAAAGTAGGAACTGAAGAAATTGGTGAAGATAATATTACAGATTTAGCATTACCATTAGGAACAAAAGAAATTTTTTCTATAAGACCTGTAATAACTGGTGCTGGTAGAGGTTTTGGAAGAATATTAACAGGTGCATTAATTATAGGTGTTGGTTTTTTAGTACCTGCAACATGGGCTATTGGTACTTTTGGGGGTACACCATTATTAGTAGGTTCAACTTTAAAAAAATTTGGTTTAATTATGGCTTTATCAGGTGTTTCTGAAATGTTATCACCACAACCAGATTTTCCTAGCATGGCACAAGCAAACCAATTACAAAATTTTAGTTTTAGTGGGATTAATAATGTAAATCAGGTTGGTACACCAATACCTATAGTTATGGGTCGGGCATTTTGTGGTAGTGCAATAATTTCGTCAGGTCTTGACGTAGATCAGGTTATTTAAAATGAAACATATACAAGGTTTTGGTGGCGGTGGCGGTAAAGGTGGCGGTAATAGGACACCAGTAGAAGCTGATGATTCGCTACAAAGTATCCAGATGGCTAATGTGGTGGATCTCGTTTCAGAAGGTGAAGTACAGGGTTTAGATGATGGATTTAAAAGTATTTATCTAGATGGAACACCTATACAAGATTCAAACGGTAATAATAATTTTGACGGTTATCAGGTAGAAACACGTAATGGTACACAACATCAGCCATATATATCTTCTTTAGCATTTAATGAAATAGAAAGAACAAATTTAGGTTTACCAGTACAGCTAACTCATGGCAATGTAACTATTAAACAAATTACAAATACTGCAGCATCTAGAGTGAGGGTTACTATTGCTATTCCTACTTTGCGTAGGGTAGAAGATGACGGTGATATTGTTGGTAATGAAGTAACAATAAAAATTAGAGTCCAATATAACGGTGGTGGTTATAACTTAGTAAAACAAGACACTATTAAAGGTAAGTCAAGTAATCAATATTTACGTGATTATGTTTTTCCATTAACAGGGGCATTTCCAGTAGATATAGAAGTATCAAGAGTTAGTAATGATGATCCTAATAGCAAAAGTGAAAGTAAAACAAATTGGGCAGGTTTAACAGAAATAATTGACGAAAAACTACGTTATCCAAATAGTGCATTAGTATATTTGCGTTTTGACAGTAGGAATTTTTCAAATATACCAGTACGTAAATATTTGCTACGTGGGGTAAAAACTCAACTTCCAAGTAATGCCCAAGTTGATACAACTACACATTTAGGAAGGGTTACATATTCTGGTATTTGGGATGGTACTTTTGGTGCTGCACAATGGCATAGCGATCCTTCTTGGCATTTATATAACTTATTAATAAATGATAGGTTTGGGGTAGGGTTGGATGCTGCAACTTTAGATAAATTTGATTTTTATACAATTAGTCAATATTGCAATGAATTGGTAGATGACCACGAAGGTAGTTTAGAAGTCAGGTTTGCATTAAATATGGTTATTAATACACGTAAGGCTGTTTTTGATACCATCAAAGAATTGACAGCAATATTTAGGGGCATGAGTTATTACGGTGCTGGTCAATATGTAGTAGTACAAGATAGCCCACAAGATTCTAAATATCTTCTTGGAAGTGCAAATGTGGTTGATGGGAATTTTGAATATACAGGTACATCACAAAAAGCAAGACATACAACAGCTACCGTTGCTTATTCCAGTTATGACAAATTAGGTGAAACTGAATTTGAATATGTAGAAGATGTTGATGCTGTTAGTAAATATGGTGTTATTAACAAACAAATACGTGCTACTGGTTGTTATTCACAAGGTCAGGCTCACAGAATTGGCTTATGGGCTTTAAAAAGTGAGCAAATTTTAACTGAAACAGTAAGTTTTGCAGTAACAGTAGAAAGTGGAATTATTTTAAGGCCATCTATGGTTATAGATATAGCTGATGAACTTAAAAGTAGTCATAGACATACTGGTTATGTAAGTACAGGATCTACAACAACAGCAATAAAAATTGATAACAGTACAAATATTTCTATAGATTTAACAAAAACACCAGAAATTTCTATTTTATTATCAACAGGAATTGTAGAAAAAAAACCGATACAAAATATTGATAGAACTACAAATACTATTACTGTTTCTTCAGCATTTTCAGAAGCACCTAACGCTGAAACAGTTTATATAATGCAAGATACAGATGTACAAACACAAAAATTTAGAGTTATAGAAGTAGCAGAACAAGAAAATGGTGTATATTCTGTAACCGCATTAAAATATAACGAAAGTATATATAACGCAGTTGATAATGGAGATCCTATTAGTGTTAGATCTATTAGTAATTTAGATGCTGCACCTGATCCTGTAACTGATATAGAAGATAAAGAATTTTTATATAGTGATGGTCAGGGTGTTTTTGTAGGTTGTGATTTAAGTTGGAAACATAATAGAAAACGTGTTACTGAATATAAGGTTACATATAGAGTAGATAATGATAATTGGGCAACTGTAAGCACTTCTTCACCTTCTATATCTTTAAGACAAGGTGGTAATTTTGGTGCTTTAAGGGCTGGTACTTTACAGGTTCAGATACAAGCAGTTAATTATTTAAATAAAGGTAGTACTATTGCTAACCACACAGTTGCATTAGCTGGTAAAACTGCTGCACCTGCTGATATGCAAAATTTAACAATGATCCCTACTAATGGTTTAGCACGTTTGCAATGGTCACAAAGTACAGATTTAGATGTGGTCGTAGGGGGTCTAGTTAGGTTAAAACATTCTCCTGATTTGTCAGGTGTTACTTGGGCTAATGCTACTTCTATTCATAGTGATTTAACTGGTACTGCAAAGGAAGCATATGCAGATTTAAAAGAAGGTACTTATTTAGCAAAATTTGTTGATTCTGGTGGTAGAACAAGTGTTAATGCTGCTTATGTAGAATTTAGTAAACCAGATTTAGGTAATTTACATAATATAAATACACAAACAGAACAAAATACTTTTACTGGAAATAAAACAAATTTAACAGTTACAAGTGGTGAATTATTATTAGCTGCTAATGGTTCTGTTTTACATACAACAGGTACTTATTTATTTGCTAATAATCCTATTGATTTAGGTGATGTATTTAGTATTTCCTTAGAAAGTAAATTAAAAGTTAGATCATTTTTCCCAAGTGCTGCAACTGTAGATACATTTCCTAATTGGGATTCATTAACTTCTGTTGATGGCAGTACACCAGCAAATACAGATGTAAAACTATATATAAGAACAACACAAACAAATCCCAGTAGTTCACCAACTTGGACTTCTTGGCGACCTTTTAACAATGCAGAATTTAAAGCTAGAGGATATGAATTAAAAGCAGAACTTGAAACAAATGATAATGCAGCACAAGTAGCTGTACAAACTTTAGAAGTTACTTCTAATATGCCTTTGCGAACTATTAATGGTACTGGTACTGCTTCTAGTAGTGGTGATGTAACAATAAATTTTGCAAATAAATTTGCTGCTGCACCTGTAATAGGGATTACTTTTAGTGCGTCATCAACAGGAGACTATTATAATATTAGTAGTACTACTACTACGCAGTTTAGTGTATCTATTTTCAATTCTAGTAATGCTAGACAAGCTAGGGCATTTACTTGGACAGCAACAGGTTATGGTAAGGGTTAACTAATGGCACAAGTACAATCAGGAAATTATCCAATACCAGATGACACGGGTGCTAACTTTAGGGCTGATGTTAATGAAAATTTAGCTGCTTTAAATAGTAATAATTCTGGTTCTAATACACCACCAATAACACTTGCACATCAATTTTTTGTAGATGAATCAACAACACCTGATACTTTACGTATTAGAAACGCATCTAATAATGGTTACATAGAATTAGGTAAATTAGAAACTAATTTTGGTCATATGCCTTCAAGTGGAGGTAGTTTTACAGGTAATTTATCTTTACCTTCTGGTACTGCTGGTAGTCCATCAATTCAATTAAATGATGCTGATACAGGTTTGTTTTTATCTTCTGCTAATAATATTGGTATAACAACAGGTGGAACTGCAAGACTAAATATTAATTCTGATGGTTTATCTATTAATGCAGGGAAAGCATTACGTTTAAAAGATCCACAAGATAATAATTTTCTTGCAATAAAAGCACCTGCTTTATCTGCTGATTTAACTTTTACATTACCTGATAATGATGGTAATGCTGGTGATAAATTAGAAAGTGATGGAAGTGGTAATTTAAGTTGGCAACCAGTACAAGGTGTACCTACTGGTTCTGTTCATGTAATGGCAACAACTAATGTACCAAGTGGTTATTTAGAATGTGCTGGACAATACGTAAGCAGAACAACATACGCTGCTTTATATGCAGCAATAGGTACTACTTGGGGTTCTAGTAGTAGTTCAAACTTTAGATTACCTGATTTGAGAGGGCAATTTGTTAGAGGTTGGGTTAATACAAAAACAGGTACAAATGATGATGGTAGAACATTTGCAAATGAACAGACATCTAGGAACAAATCACATACACATACTGCAAGTGTTTCTGGCACAACCAGTACTAAATCATTAACAGGTGATGTTAGAAGAATATCTGAAGGATTTAGAGCAAGTGGTACTGCAAGCGGTGTATTTACTAAGGTGAATGATCCTAATAACCCTATTACAGGTTCTTCTTCAAATAGTCCTGTAGCTGGTTTTACTTTTGATGGTACACATAATCATACTTTCTCTGGTTCTGGTACTACAAGTTCTGATGGTGGTGGTGATGCAAGACCAGATAATATTGCAATGATGTACGTAATTAAAACATAAACCTTTTTACTATTTCTACGTAAGCGTTATAATTAAAAAAAAAGCTTAAAATGTCTACACCAATAGAAGGAGAAATAAATTTTGAACTAAAACGTAGGCAAGATTGGCAGCGTCAAATTACATATACAGATGGTAATAATAATCCCAATAACCTTACTGGCTATACAGGTTTATGCCAGATATGGAATTATGAAAGAACAAAAAAATATGCAGATATGACAGTAACTATTTCTGATCCACAAAACGGCATTATTGATTTGTCTTTAACAGATGCACAAACGAGCATTTTACCTGATTTAAGTTACTATGATTTAAGAGTAACTATTAGTACTACCAGTTATTATGTTATTGGAGGTACTATTACTGCTAAGGAGGGCTACACAGCATGACGGTTAATGTAACTGAACCAAAAAATACAGTAACTATTAACGGTACTACTAGGGTCATTACTGTTAAAACACAAGGTACTCAAGGTGCAAATTTTAGTTCTTCTAATAAAAGCATGGTTGATACTAATGTAGCTGACGGTTCAATACCTTATTATGACGCTGCTTCTGGTACTTATCGTGCTGACCAAACAACCACCAAATTAACATTAGTGGATGGTGGAAATTTTTAAAATTTCTAGTTTTTTCCCAATTTTTTATTTAATTAAAAACAATGCCTAATACAATCAGAATTAAAAGAAGTACAGGCTCTACAGCAGTTAGTAGTGCTGCAAATGCTGAATTATCATTTACTGAAGGTAATGAAGTACTGTATTACGGTAAGGGAACTGGTGGAAGTGGAGGTAGTGCTAGTTCAATAATTCCTATTGGTGGTAAGGGTAAATTTTGGGATAAAGAAACAAGTTATACTGCAAATTTTGTATTAGCTGCACCTAATGGAAGTGCTGGTGCTAGTGTTATGCGAGCTTTAGCTGCAGCAGACATACCTTCTATTGCACATACAAAAATATCTGATTTTGATACTGGTGTTAGAACAAACAGATTAAATGAATTAACATCACCTAATGCAGCAGTAGATTTTAATAGTCAAAAAATTACAGGTTTAGCTGATCCTACTGCTAATACTGACGGTGCAAACAAAGCTTATGTAGATAGTGTTGCACAATCATTAGATGTTAAAGATTCTGTTGTTGTAGCAACTACAGGTAACGGTACTTTAAGTAGTGCTTATGCAAATGGGCAAACTGTTGATGGGGTTACTTTAACTACAGGAGATAGAATTTTAGTTAAAGATCAAACTAACCAAGTTCAAAATGGTATTTATAACGTAAATGCTTCAGGTTCACCATCTAGAGCTACAGACATGGCTTCTAATGCTAATGCTGCTGGTGCTTTTGTATTTGTAGAAAAAGGTACAGTAAATGCTGATAATGGTTTTGTTTGTACTGCTGATACAGCAGTTGTAGGTACAAATAATTTAACTTTTTCACAATTTTCTGGTGCTGGTCAAATTACAGCAGGTGATGGTTTAGATAAATCTGGTAATACATTGTCATTAGATTTAAAAGCTAATAGTGGTGTTGTTATTTCTAGTACTGAACTTGCATTAGATTTATCTGCTAGTTCTATAGCTGGTACTTTAGCGGTTGGTGATGGTGGTACTGGTGCAACGACATCTACAGCAGCGTTAACAAATTTAGGATTTAGTAACTACGGTAAAACGCTTATAGATGATGCGGATGCTGCTGCTGCACGTACAACATTAGGTTTAGGATCTATTGCTACACAGGCTGCTAATTCTGTTGCAATAACAGGCGGTTCTATACAAAACCTTACAACATTTGACGGTATAACCATAGATGGCGGTAGCTTCTAAATTTTTTAATAGGAGGTTATAGCTATGGCTAATGTAATAAAACATAAAAGGGGTTCTGGAAGTGATCCAAGTGCTAGTGATCTTGTTGTAGGGGAAGTTGCAATACGTACTGATGTAGGAAAATTATTTACAAAAACTGATAGTGGTACTGTTTCAGAAATTGCAGGTGGTGGTAGTGATATCGTTTTAAATACTTTAAGTTCTAGTAGCGGTAGTGGTGGAGGAAGTGCAACATTTAACGATTCTGCTTATAGATTTACATTAAGTCAACCACCATCTGTTTCTGCATATCAATTATTAGTAAGTATTAACGGTATTATTCAAAAACCAGTTACAGGTACAAGTCAACCTAGTGAAGGTTTTGCTGTTGATGGAAATGACATTATTTTAGGTGATGCACCAGCTACAGGGGCAGATTATTTTATATTAACTTTTAAAAGTTTAGGAGTTTCAGAACCAGCAGACAATAGCGTTACAAGTGCAAAGATAGTAGACGGGGCTATTGTTAATGCCGATATAAATGCAAGTGCAGCGATAGCTAAATCTAAAATAGAAACTTTTGTAAACAACAACGCAGATAACAGAGTTATTACTGGCTCTGGTACTGCTAATACTTTAGAAGGTGAAGCAAATCTAACTTTTAATGGAACTGGTGAGTTATTGATAACAGGAACAAACCATGTTACCCAAATTATGAAAGCAGGAGGTTCCACAAGTGATTTACAAATACAGTTTAAAGATTCTAGTGGGAACATAGAATCAGCAATATTTTGTGCTTCTGATCT